CCCATACGTGCGTGCAGCAAAAATCCGACGCCGTTTTTGAAAGCCAATCGCAATGGGCCGCAAACCCAAACCAACCGCCATCAAGATTCTTGAAGGCACCCAGCGTGGCCCGGCCAAACGCGAGCCGTCTGCGCCGCCCGGAACGCCGCCGATGCCGGAACGCCTAGCCGTCGAGCCGATTGCCGTGGCCAAGTGGCACGAACTCGTTGACATCCTTGCGAGCATGGGCGTGCTGACAACCGGCGATGGCGAAGCGTTGGCCACGCTGTGTGAAGTTCACGCAGCTGCCCAAGCCTGCCTGCTCGAGCTCAGGGCCAGCGGCCCAACAATCAAAACGGATCTTGGTGGCGTGAAGCCGAATCCCGCCGGCAGTCTGTATCGCGGGCTCGTCGTGTTGCAGGCAAGCCTGATGGGTGACTTTGGGCTAACACCGAGCAGCAGGGTGCGACTTGGGACGAAAGCCGAAACGCCAAAAGACGATCTCGAAGCGTTCTTCGCCTCCGAAGGTGCCTAAGCTTTCGCCGGCTGGCGAGGCTAAGTACCGGCGAGTAGTGCGATTCTTTGAAGGCGTGCTGCGTCACTCCAAGGGCCAACACTCTGGTGAGCACTTTAAGCTACTGCCGTGGCAGCACGACATTTTCCGCGAGCTCTTCGGCAGGCTGAAGCCCGACGGCATGCGTCAGCATCGGGTGGCCTACATTGAGGTGCCAAAAAAGAACGGCAAAAGCACGCTGCTGGCTGGCATCGCCCTGTACATGCTCCTGGCCGACGAAGAGCCGGGGGCGGAAGTCTACGGGGCGGCCTGCGACCGCGAGCAGGCGGGCATCATCTACAGGGAGGCTGCCGCAATGGTGCGGGCATCGCCTGCCCTGTCTAAGGTGCTCGAGGTGGTGGACTCGCGAAAGACGATTATTCACCGGGCCAGCAACTCGTTCTACCGGGTGTTGAGTGCCGACGCCTTCCGGGCTGAAGGGCTGAACATTCACGCCCTTCTCTTTGACGAGCTCCACGCTCAACGTGATCGCCGTCTGTGGGACGCACTTCGCTACGGCGGTGCTTCCCGCCGGCAACCGCTGCTGCTTTCAATCACCACTGCCGGGGAGTTGGACCGCAAGGCTCTCTGGTGGGAACAGCGGACGTATGCCGAGCGGTGCGCCGCAGATCCCAAGCTAGACCCTGCCTTCTTTGGCTGCGTCTACAAGGCCAACGAAGCCGATGACCCTTTCGCAGAGGCAACGTGGCACACGGCCAACCCGTCACTAGGCCACACCATCACGCTTGAGTCATTCGCGGCCGACGCTCTAGAGGCGAAGAACAGCCCCAGCAAACTCAACTCGTTTCTGAGGTATCGGCTTGACGTGGCCACGGCGTCAGACGTGCGGTGGATTCTGCCGGATAAATGGGCGGCATGCGGTGGCGAACTGCGTCCGCTCGACGGCCGCCAGGCGTACGTTGGGCTTGACTTGTCGAGCACGACTGACTTGACGTGCGCCGTGTATCTCTTTCCCGACGATGACGGCACATTTGACGTGCTGCCATTCTTCTGGGCCGCGGCCGAGAACGCCCAGGGACGGGCACACAGAGACAAGGTGCCATATCTGGACTGGGCCAAGGAACGCACCGAGTACGGCCCGCTGCTTCGGCTCACGGATGGCAACGCCACCAACTACGACACCGTGCGGCGAGACATCAACGAAATCAGCAAGCGTTTCGTGATTCGGCAAATGGGCATTGACCCGTGGAACGCTCAGCACATCTCTCAGCAACTGCAAGGAGACGGCTTTGAAATCGTAGAGTTCAGGCAGGGTTTCGGCTCAATGTCGAGCCCTGCGAAGTTCCTAGAGACGCTGGTGCTTTCGGGAAAGCTGCGGCACGCCAACAACCCGATTCTGTCGTGGATGGCGAGTTCAGTTGCCATCGAAATGAACCACGCAGGCGACATCAAACTAAGCAAAAGCAAAAGCACAGAACGCATCGACGGCATGGTTGGGCTCGTTGAAGCCGTTGGGCTGTGGCAGAAGGCGACGGCACCGAAGCCAGAACAAACCTGGGACATCCACACGATATGATCGCCAACGCCGAGACGCCCGAGAAGTCGTATCGCATCATTGACTTGCGCGGCTCGTACGGCGACGGGTGGAGCGAGTCACTTGCTCGAGGCCCGGCCGGGGTTCGCATCACGCCTGAGACGGCGCTGATGTGCTCGGCGGTGCTGGCTTGCGTGCGACTGATTGCCGAGAACGTCGCCACGATTCCGCTGCATCTGTACCGGCGGCTGGCAGAGGGCGGCAAAGAGCGTGCCCGTGATCTGCCGCTGTATCGCATTCTGAGCCAAGCCCCAAACGGATGGCAGACGAGTTTTGAGTTCCGCGAGATGCTGACGGCTCACTGCCTGCTCTATGGAAACGCTTACGCCGAGATCCGCAGCGGTTCCGCTGGTGCCGTGACTGAGCTCTGGCCGCTACACCCGTCACGCATGAAGGTGACGCAGCTGGAGGACGGCACGCTGCGGTACTGCTACCGGGAACAGAACGGCACAGAGTCGTACTACCGGCAGGACCAGATTTTCCACCTGCGCTGGCTAAGCCAAGACGGCGTGACTGGCATGCTGCCAATTACGCTTTCGCGTGACGCCATCGCCCTGGCCCAAGCCCTTGAGGCTCACGGCGGCTCATACTTCGGCAACGCCTGCCGGCTGTCTGGGCTCATGGAAAGCGACAACCCGATAACGGTTGAAACCGCCGAGCGTCTTCGTGAGCAGTTTGAGCGTATCCACCGTGGTGCTGATCGTGCCCACAGGACTGCCGTGCTGCCGCAGGGCGTGCATTGGAAAGACGTGCAAGCGTCCAATGAGGCGAGCCAGTTCCTTGAGACGCGGGCGTATCAGACGGTTGAGATTTGCCGCGCGTACCGCGTTGACCCTAGCTATGTGCAAGACAAGACCAAAGTGGGATACGCGAGCCAGGAGCAAGCGGCGATCGACTTGGTGCAGCAAACGCTCTTGCCATGGTTCCGCCGTTGGGAATCGGCCATTACCCGCGACTTGGTGACGCAGGATGATGTGTACTTCGCGGAGTTTGACACCCGTGGCCTGCTGCGTGGCGACTTGGCCGCACAGGGCGCGTGGCTGCAAACGATGCTGACCACCGGCATCTACAGCGTCAACGAGTGCCGCGAGGTTCTGAACATGAACCCGATTGGCCCAGAGGGCGATCAGCGGTACATGCAGATGAACCTAACGACGATGCAGGGCATCGCCGCAGACGCTGCCGTTGGCAACGCTGGCGAGCCTGCTCCGGCAGACAACCTTCCGCAGTCGTACACGGACAACCTGTTGAACGGCACGCCACCGGCTGAGGGGGCCGTGAAGCCCGCCGGCCCAATGCCACGCTCTCGCAAACCACGTAAGAAGAAGTGAGCCACATGGACAACCTTGAACGCCGTTCCGTTGCCCTGCCTCTGACGCTGGAAACTCGTGACGCTGGCAAGGCGTATATCGGCGGGTATGCGGCCAAGTACAACGTTCGCAGCACGATGCTTGGCACTTTCCGAGAGCAGATCATGCCGGGGGCGTTTACCCGAGCCCTCAAAGAGCAACAGCATCCCGTCGTGGCGCTGTGGAATCACGACCCAAACTTTGTGCTGGGCTCAACCCGCAGCGGCACGCTGACGGTTGGGACCGATGGCGAGGGCATGAGCTACAGCGTTGAGGTGCCCGACACGCAGTTGGGCCGGGACTTGTGCACGCTGATTGCTCGAGGTGATGTCTGGGGCTCGTCGTTCGCATTCGTCATCGCCAAGGATGGCGAGTCGTGGGACAAGGACGAAGATGGCGTTGCCCTACGCAACGTGCACGAGGTGGAAGGCGTCTACGACGTTTCCCCTGTACTGACGCCAGCGTATGAGCAGGCCACCACGGGCGTGGCGGTTCGCTCCTATGAGCGGTTTTTACAATCGCACCGACCGGCGCTGAAGCTGCCGGAACTTCGACGGGATGCGAAGTCTGAGAAGGCGATTCGTAGGTTTCTGAGGCAGCATGGCCACAAAGTCGGGTGATGTTTGCACGCTTTGCCGCTCGGCACGTCTCGGCGTGTATGCGTCAGTTGAAAAGGCCAACGTCTGCACTCGGTATCTGCGGTGCCCGAAGTGTCGGCACACCGCCAAGCAATGCGTGAAGTCGTGCGAAATCCGCCGACGCTCGTTACCTAACTAGGTAACTACTCGGCGCACGCAATCTGCAAGGAGTGCCGTGCCCGGCTCTATCGTGCGAATAGGTCATCACCTACCGCACACAGGAGCCACGCACATGGCCGCCAGCAAGGTCAAGGAACTTCTCGACGAACTCGCCGCCACGCTTGCCGATCTCGGCATGCTCGATGAAGCAGGCGAGGCCGAAGAGGCCACCGAGAACCCGGACGGCACCCCAGCCGACCGCTCTGCCGTTGAGGCCGTCGAGGCCCGACAGGCCAAGTACGACGAACTGCTCGCCAAGGCTGAGCGGATCAAGGCCGCCATTGCCAAGGCTGAGGCCGCTGAAGCCCGCAAGGCCGAACTGCTCAAGGTTCTGCACCGCGCTGCACCCGTGGAGACAACCGACGTGAAGACTCGCATTGAGCCCGTTTCGACCCGTGGCTACAAGCCCGGCGTTTTTGAGTCGCCCGAAGTGGCTCACCGCTGCGGCCAGTGGCTCAAGGCCCACTTCGGTGATCGGAACGCCCGCCAATGGTGCTCGGACCACCTCGGCACTGAGTACCGCGACATGGGCGGCCAGGTGAACAGCCTCGGCGGCAACCTCGTGTTTGAGGACTTCTCGAACACCATCATTCGCCTTGTCGAGAAGTTTGGCGTTGCTCCGACTGTATTTCAAAACGTGACGATGTCTTCGGATACCCTTCTGGTTCCCCGGCGTCTGACGGGCGTGACGGGCTACTGGATTGGCGAAAACACGACCATCACGACCAGCGACCCCACTGCCACGATGGTGCAGCTGGTGGCCAAGAAGCTGGCCATTGCCACGAAGGTGAGCAACGAGCTCTTGGCAGACAATGCAATCTCGGTTGCAACGTGGCTGGCTCAGGAGTACGCCACGGAAATGGCGGCTCGGATTGATGACGCGGCGTTTAACGGTGACGGCACCAGCACCTACGGCGGCATCCGTGGCCTGTCGCAGATCAACGACGGCACGCACACCGCGTCGATTGCGACTGCCGCCAGCGGAAACACCACGGTCGCCAGCTTGGACATTGACGATTACCTCGGCGCTCTCGGCAAGCTTCCCCGCTACGCCATCGGCACCTCGGCGTTCTTCATGCATCCCAGCGTGTACCACAACAGCGTGCAGCGCATGATGCTGTCGAGTGGCACGGCTGGCAGCGGCACCATCGGTGCCCTGTCGGGCGGCAACACGGCGGCGAACCTCGCCCAGGGCACGCCGAACACGTTCCTTGGCCTGCCGGTCGTGTGGGTGCTCAAGATGAACGCCACGCCTACCACGGGCCAGATCGCTGCCTACGTTGGCGACTTGTCGCTGGCTGGCATCATGGCCATGAAGTCTGACATGCAGGTGGCGTCGAGCACGGATCGGTACTTCGAGGCCGACCAGACCGCCTTCCGGGCGATCCAGCGGCTCGACCTGAACGTACACAGTCTCGGTGACAACACCACCGCTGGCCCGGTCGTGGCCCTCAAGCTCGCCTGAACCTGACTCACCCTTCCCCGGAGAACCTTAGACCATGAATCACGCATCGGGCAATAAGAGTGCGACCAAGGCGGCAGCGAGCGTTGCGGCCTCGGCCACGCACTCGCACGAGATCGACACGCTCGGCTTTAAGTATGCGTCGATCGACGTTGTGTACAGCCCGTTCACGGCTGCCACCTCAAGCTACGCCAGCGTGCTGAAGGTGCAGGAGTCGGATTCGTCCGGTTCCGGCCAGGCGGACGTGAGCGGCCTGTCGGTGACGGCTGGTGCCGGATCGACCACTGGTGCCAATGTCGGCGCTGTGGCTCGCTTCAACATTGATCTGCGTGGCCGCAAGCGTTACCTGACGGTCGTGACGAGCCCCGGCAACACCGTGGCTGTTGTTACCAATGCCCGGCTCACCAAGGCCGAGCAGGGTGCATACGACTCCACCACCGCTGGCGTGAACGACTACAAGTCGCTCTGACGCTGGACACGCTTAGTAAAACGCCCAACAGCGGGCGGCTGGGTACGCCCGGCCGCCCGTTTGGCGTTTACATAGGAGCACTCGTGAAAATTCGCGTAGGCAATATTGAGCATGACTTGCGAGTGGAGGCCGCGTTCAGCGTGCCCAGGCTCGGCTTTCAGGACAACTTCTTTTGCACGATGCAAAGCCTGCTGCCGTTGAATATTCGCCCTACCAAGTTCACGGGTGCCTTTTGGGAGCAATGCCTAGATCGCGTCCTGCTGGACATGATTGACCGCACGGACTGGGTTCTTGTTGTTGACTTCGACAGCGTGTACGAAGCCGACACCATTCAGCGGCTGATGACGGCGGCGCTGATCAGCGGGTACGACGCTGTGGCCCCGCTACAGACCAAGCGAGACGAGGGCGTGCCTATGTTCACGCCAGAGGGCCACGACGGCACCATCGGCACGGTGCAGCTGTCAAACTTGTGGTTTGAGGCCGTGATTCAGCCCGTCGAGACTGCCCACTTTGGCTGCACGCTCATCCGCTCGTCAGCACTCAAGCGGACGGCAGCGCCTTGGTTTCTGGGCACGCCCAGGCCGGATGGCCACTGGGGTGACGCGCCTGCCGGCGAAGTCACCAGAACCGACCCTGATATTCATTTCTGGCGGCAGTTCAAAGCTGCTGGCAACACGCTGGGCATCGCCCCGCAGGTGGCGATTGGCCACGCGGAACTCAAGTTCACTTGGCCGGGCCGGGATCTTAAGCCCGTCTACCAGAGCCCCAGCGACTATTGGAACAAGGGTGGCCGCAGGCCGCCCGAGGCGTGGGGCAGCGTAGAGCACGGAGAGATGACCGCATGAGAGACGATCAAGCCCGTATTCGATTCGTGCGTCCGTACCAAGCGTATCGGCGTGGCGACGTGATCGTAATGGATCGCGGCCCAGCCAAGAGCCTTGTGCTGCATGGCTACGCCGTCAACCACGTTGAAGAGCAGCCGCTGCTCGAGGTGGCGACCGCTGAGCACCGCGACGTGGAAACCGCAGACGCCCCGCGTAGGAGAAAGCGCCGATGAGATACCGCAGCCTTATACGCAACGAGGAAGGCGCAGAGCCGGTGACGCTGGCCGATGCGAAGCTGCACCTACGCATTGACTCGTCAGACGATGACGATCTGATTTCCGCCTTGATCACGACGGCCCGACGATGGGCAGAGGACTACTGTGACAGGACTTTTGTTGTTTCGCAGTACACGCTCTCGCTGGACTCGTTCTACGGGGCCATTGGCTCGCCGGTGCAGTTTGGGCTGAAGGCGGACGGAAACAACATTGAGGGCCGTCAGGGCACAGTGCCGCAGTTGGATATTGAGCTACCACGACCTCCTCTGTCGCCAGTAGACGCAGAAGGGCAAGGCAACCCGGTTTTAATCACGTACATTCCAACGGCCGGTGGGACAAGAACAACACTGTCTTCATCTGAGTATCGCGTGGACTACACCGCCACGCCTGGCGTTGCTCGCCCTCTGTACGGCAAAACGTGGCCTAGTCACCTTGTGGATCAAAATAGCGTACAGGTGACGTTTTACGCTGGGCCAAGCATTTATTGGACAAACGACTATTCAGGCACGCTCAACGTGGCCGCCGTGAAGTCTGCCATCAAGATGATTGTGGGCCACCTGTGGAGCAACCGCGATGCGTCTACGGAAACGGCGCTCTCTGATGTGCCGTTTGGCGTCAAGGCCATGCTCGACACGTTGCGGTGGGGTAGCTACCGATGACGCTTCGCGCCGGTGACATGTGGACTCGCGTGACGATCCAGCAGGCAACCACCACCAAGAACGAGGTTGGCGAGCCGGTGCTGGCGTGGTCTACCTATGCCACCGTGTGGGCCGAAGTGGATTCGCTGTCTGCCCGCGAGACTGAGCGGTTTGCTGAAACGGTTGGCTTTATGACGCACCGAGTGAAGATCCGCTACCTAGACGGGCTCACGAGTGCCATGCGGATTGTGTACCGCAACCGCACGCTAGAGATTGGGCAAGTGCTGGAGCGTGACAGGCTGTGGCATCAGGAAATAATCTGCACTGAAAAGAGGGACGCATGAGCCTTCCCGAAGCACCGGAGGCATTTCTGTACGCCCGTCTGACGAGCCAGACGGCCGTTTCTTCGCTCATTGGCTCGCGGGTGTATCCGCTGATTGCACCGCAAGGCACGCCGCTGCCGCTTGTCGTGTACCAGCGCACCGCCGTTGAGCGTCCGCAGGCGTTGGGCGGCAACGTCGGCAACCCCGTGGTGACGCTGCAGCTGACCACCTACGGCACGTCATACACGTCGGTAAAGTCGATTGCTCGAGCGGTACGCCTGGCGGTGGACGGGTGGACGGGCACGACGGCCGGGGTGGCGATCCAGCGGAGCACGCTGCAGACTGAGGCCGATGGCGTAGACATGCCAGCCGATGACCAGATGCTGCCGTACTACTCGGTTGTGCAGACTTTTGACTTCCGAATCAATGAGGCGACGTGATGGCAATGCCAGCCGTCAAGTTTGAGTTTCCAGACTTTGAGGAACTCAGGGAAGGTTTTCGGCAGCTGCCCAAGGGTCTGTCTGCCATCACGCAAGGCGCAGCCGTAAAGCGTGCAATGCTCCCAGCCGTGGCAGCGTTAAAGGCAAACTCACCGAAGGGGCCAACTGGCAACCTCGCAAGGGCGGTGAAAATCAAATCTGTGCGATACGCCGAAAGCGGCACCGGCGCAGCAATCGTCGGATACGTGAAGGCCGGAACCGGGAAGGCGAAAGTCGCTCAAGGCGGCAAAGTCAAGAAAGGTACAGACAGGGCTTTTCATCAGTTTTGGATTGAGTTCGGAACCAAAGAACGCAAAATCAAAACCCGATCAAGCCGTGGTTTTATGATTGCGTCTAGTTTTGCAAGCCTTGGGCCTTTTTCAATCCGTCGTCAAAGAATGGTGAAGGGCGGACGCAAAGTTGTGCAGGCCACTCCGAAATATCCAAAATCCTTCTTCAAGGCCGCCAAGGCTGGCGAGGTGCTAGTCCTTCCCGCCGTGAAGGCCCAGCACCCGGTGCGAAAGACGTGGGAGCAAGTCAGCCCACAAGTAGCCGCGAGCCTTGCAAAAGAACTGCGGCAAGGGCTTGTGAATGCCCAGAAACAACTTGCAAAGTACGCGGCCAAGAAAGCCGCCAAGTCTGCCGAGTAACTGCAAGGGTTGCCCAGGCATGGCCTAGTTTGTGAGTAGGGCTTTGCCGCCCGCAACTCACTAAGAGAGGCCACGATGCCAGCCGATTCGCAGGGCACAAACTTTATTTTTGGCGGTTCCACGTACACCGTCACCAGCGTCACTGTCACTCCGGGCGGCGATCTGCTGGATTACACGCACCTCGGCGTTGCCAGCGGCAAAAACCGCTTATATCAGACGCCCGCTCTGCGAGATGACGAGATCAGCATTGAGTGCTTTGCGGCCACCAACTCGACGGTAACGATTGGCAGCACGGGAACGCTCAGCCTCGCAAGCGTGGCCTACACTGCCACCGTCTCTTCCGTGAGCGTTTCCTACGCCGTGGGCGAGCTCGTCAAGACCAGCTACACCTTCAAAGTGCAGTCGTAACGACGGGAGGCCGTCGTGGCGTTTGTCTCGCAGGGAACGACCGTTACCTGGAGAAGCACTGCGCTCTCTGAGGTGGTTTCCATCTCCGTGGATGGCGTGTCTTCGGACGTTATTGAGATAACGCCACGGAGTTACCCAGGGCGGGATAAGCGATTCAAGCCCGCAGACGGTGACTATGGCACCGTCACTGTGCGATGCCGTGGCACGGCGGCAATGAATACGTCGTACGTCACGACCACGGGAGCCCTGTCAATCACAGCCACCGGCGCGTCGTTCTCCGCTAGCAAGTCCATTCTTCAATCTCTTGCGTGGAATGCTAGCGTAGGTGAACTGCAGGAGTGGACCGCAGTATTCAAGATCACGGAGTGACGCATGGGCCTTGCCGAAGAAATCCTTGCCGCCGATCAGTCGCAATCTCTCAAGGTAAACGTGCCTGAGTGGAAGTGCGACGTGTGGATCAGGACGCTACCGCTTGGCGAGTTGCAGTCATGGGAGTTGGCATGCCTTCGGGCCAAGGGCGAAGGCATTGACGATTATCGAACTAAATACTTGTGCAAGTGCCTAGTGGATGCAGACGGAAAACCGCTTTTCACCAGCGAGCAACTCAAGCCGCTCAGCGGCACCGTTGGGGCGCGGCTCTTCAAGATTGCTCAGCGGCACAACGACTTAGACGAGAAAGAGATTGAGGACATCGGAAAAAACTCCTAGCCCGGCCGCTGGATGCCTTCGTGTATCTGCTGGCCGGGACGTTAGGGCGAACTGTTGAGGAGCTTGGCCGCACGATGAGCGTGGCCGAGGTCAAGGGTTGGTTGGCATTGCACAGGTACGTGGCACCTTTAGATCTCGGAGGCTGGCGGCAGACAGGGCGAATCGTGGCGGCGACTCTTGCCCCTTACACCAAAGGCAGGCCGCCAAATGAAGAAGACTTCATGCCGATCGAACGGCCACCAATGACTGGCGCACAGATCGCAGCGGAACTTTCAAAGCTCAAGCGGTGACGTATGGCAACAACTCTGGCACTGGCGATGCGGGCAAGCATGTCCGCAGGTGGCGTTGTGTCGGGGGCCAACCAGGCCGCCAAGGCTATGGACCGACTGGGCGATCAGGCCCGAAAGACATCTAGCGACCTGTCACTCATCAAGAACATTGCCATTGGTGCCGTGGTTGCCAAGGGCATCGGCATGGCGGCCGATGCGTTCATGTCGGCTGCTCGAGCGGCTGGCAGTTATGCAGCCAGCGTGGCTCAAGGCGTGGATGCCATGAACGACTTGGCACAACGCACGGGCATTGGCGTTGAGTCGCTGCAAGCGTTGCAGATGGCCGCCAAGTTATCGGGCATTGATGACGTAACCGGGGCGGTGCAAAAACTTGGCGTTTCAATAGGCCAAGCCGCGGAGAGCGGCAAGACGGAGGCATTCACAAGGCTTGGCCTGGACTTCCAGCAGCTACAAGCCATGGCCCCGGAAGAGCAGTTCAAGGCGATCCAGGCAGCCATCGCTGCCCTGCCAACACCAGCCGAGCGTGCAGCTGCCGCCGTGTCGATTTTTGGCAAGGCCGGCGTTGAGCTCTTGCCGTTGATGAACCAGAACCTTGCTGAAGTTGAAGAACGAATGCGGAGGCTGGGAGCCATCGTCGGTGATGACCAAGTGGAAGCCATTGGCGGCATGAATGACGCCCTAGACATGGTCAAGGCCACCTTTGACGGGATCATCGGTCAAGTCGTAGGCAACCTTGCCCCTGTGGTTGAATCACTAGCAAACGATTTGCTGGCGTTCGTTGAAGAATGGAACAACATTGGCGGCGAAGGCGGTGGCATTGCCGACACAATTTCCAACGCCTTGCTAGATGTGGCTGATTACTTCGCGGGGATCTTTGACAACGCCGTGGCGTCGTTTAAAGGTTTTAGCGTCACGATGGAAACGGTAGGGGCCATCTTTGAGACTGCTGGCAATGTGTTCTCAGCCGTTGGCGAAGTCCTGCGGGCCGTGTTCAACGTGTTCCAGTTGGCTGGCGATGCCTTAGCCGCAGCGCTGGGCACGTTTTTGCAATACCTGGGATCGTACTTCAGCAAGGACTTAGAAGCGTTTGGCGCTGGCATGGTTGATGCGGCCATGAAATCCACGGAAAAGAACTCGCGTGATTTAGAAGACGCTGCGTCCAACGCAAAGAAGTACGCCGTGCGTGCCGTATACGGTGGCAACGACGCCGAAGAGGCTCAATCAGGCCCAGCCCGCCGTGCCGTCAACCGTGCCCGCGAGCGAATGAACGACCCGGAGGCTCGTGCTGAGCGTGAGCGTGCTCGAGCACAAAAGCAGCGCGACGATAAGGCGGCACGAGAGGCTGCAGCTGCTGATGCGAAGGCGAAAAAAGACGCCGAAGACGCACGCAAGAGACAAGAAGAGGCATCCAAGAAAGCGGCTGCCATTGATGAAAAGATGGCCGGAAAACGGGGCGACATTGGCGACATCCTTTCCGAGCGTGCTGCCGCCCTCGGCGGCAAGTCCAATGAAGCACTCAAGGCCAACGACATCCGATCAGGCGAAGGCATGGCCCAGTTCCTGGCCCTTGCCACGGGCCGCGAAGATCCCGCCATTGCCGAGTACCGCAAGCAGACGCAGAAGCTTGACGAGATCCGCGCTGAGCTCCGGGCGTTGCAGCAGGAAAAGGTAGACATCTTGGGGGCTGCCGCCTAATGGCCGTACTGTCCTACACCGAACTTGCCACAGTCACCGCTTCTCGCAAGTTTGGCGAAGCGCCCACCTTTCAACGCAAGTTCGTTGTTGAGGTGGACGACCCAACGACGCCGCAGACCACGATTGCCAATGCCCCTGGCGTGTCGTTTCTAAACTCACACCCGGAAGCGTTGTACTGCAAGGCAATGAACGTGTCGGTGGGCAACTACAACGGCTCCCGCTGGCACTACGAAGTGACGTGGGACTACGAGTTGCCAAAGCAGGCCAACGTAGACCCCAACCCGCTGGCTCGAGCGGACATCTGGAAGTGGAGCACCGGCGGCCTGCAAGTTCCGGCGCTCTACTACTACGATGGCGATACGCTCACGCCGCTGCAGAACTCTGCCCAGGACTTCTTTGAGGGCGTCACCACCGACATCAGCACGCTCCAGGCGTCCATCAGCGGCAACCGTGCCACGTTCGACTACGGGCTGGCCACTACGGTGACGAACTCCGTAAACTCGTCTTCCTACCTTGGCGGCGCTGCCTATACCTGGAAGTGCTCTGGCGTTGCCGCCACGCCTGCCGTCGAGGTGGTAAATGAGGTTGAGATCCGTTACTGGCAAGTCGAGGTAACGCTTGAGTACCGGCCAGACGGGTGGCCGCTTCAGTTGCCCAATATCGGGTGGAACTACCTGAGCGGTGGCACGAAGAAACGGTGCTACGTCATCGACACCGACAGCGGCGACAAGGTGCCGTCTAGCAATCCGCAGCCACTCACCACGGGCGGTGCCATTTCCACGGGTGCCCCCACCGTGCTTGTTCGCCGCGTCCACAAAGCCGTCAACTTCCAGCAATATTTTGGAACGCCCACACAGCAGTAGGAGCAGCCATGCCAGACTTAACGTGGAACATCAACGCCCAGGTTGCCCGTGGCAATCTCAACCAAGCCCTCGTGGCGTCTGGCGTGACGGCCGATATGTCGGCCAGCGGAATCAATACGCTGACGATCACGCCAGGGACGAACGCTGCCGGCACGGTGGCGATCACAACGACCACGATGTCTAGCGTGGGGCTCTTCTTCGCTCGCAACCTGTCCACGATTGCTACGGCGTCGGTTTCGTTTGGGCAGCTGTCCGCCGGAGCTCTCGTGCCATGCGTCTCGCTCAAGGGCGGCGAGGCTGCCGTGGGGCGTCTGGCTGCTGGCAACTACGCGGCTCAGTCCAATCTCACTGGCACGCAGCTGATTATCAGCATCGTTGAGGGCTAGGCGTGGCTGAGCAAGGAGCCAGCAACGGCGCAGGGCAGGCGGCTGGCAAGTCGTTTGTGTCGTTCTCTCGCCCGGCGGCGCAGCGGATTGCTAAGGCGGTTCGCACCGTCGAGGCCGGCGACCGGAACCAACCTGGGCTGACGTTTGACCATCCGCAGTTCGGCGGAAACGTCGCCCTGATTCGCACCGCCACGTTTACCGGCTCGTGGTCAATCGGTGGCACAAAGAACGTCACGTATAAGTACATGACTGGCACGGCCAACGCCACTAACGACTTGATGAGCCTGCCCGACGCCGGCACACGTAACTGCGTCATTGGCAAGGAAGGCACCGCCTGGCGGTTGATTAACTGGCAGTGGGACATGAACTACGCTGTGACTGACGTGACGCTCACGACGGCTT